AATAAATATGACTGAACCAACCCCAGCCAAAATTAGGGAACTGATTGAGGAATGGACTTTAAAATATCAACCCAATGTTGTTGTAGCGGAGAAAAATGCCTTCCAACTCTTCCTCACGAAAGATGAGGCAATACGAGATTTTCTATCTTCAAGGGGAATCCAATTTCGTGAGCATTTCACTGGAAATAACAAATGGGACGTTGACTTCGGTGTTGCATCTATGGCTCCACTCTTTGGGATTGTACGAGAAGGAAAGTTTGAAAAAAACTCAAACCTGATTCATTTACCTTCTACTGAACGCAGTGAAGGTATGAAGGCTCTTATCAACCAGTTAATTATTTGGAAACCTGATATGAAAAAGAAACAGGCTTCAGATATGGTTATGGCTTTATGGTTCACAGAGTTAGTTATCCGTGAATGGTTAGAAAGAAAAAATTATACCCAACGCTACACAACAAGTCGTTGGCATTCAATGAAACAATTAAACACTAGACAGGTTGTTGATTTAGATGAAGCATACGCTGAACAACAATCCGATATGTTCTACAACTAAGGAATTTAGTGGCTCTTAATATCACACAAATAGCAGTTAAAGTTGAAGCGTTAAAACGCCGCAACCAAAGCCGTGACGCCAGAATGGCAGACATTCTAGAAGTACGCAGGGGCAACCTTGTGAACGTGTTTCCAGAAATGTTCCCTGAAGGTGCAACTAAGGCTATGATTGCAAACTTCGTTGACGTAGCAGCAAGAGACGTTTCCGAAGTATTAGCACCGCTGCCTTCTTTTAACTGCACAACAACAGATACTTCATCTGACCGTGCAAAAAAATCTGCTGACATCAGAAGCCTTATTGTTAACAACTATGTTCAATCATCACGTTTACAAACCCAAATGTATCAAGGTGCAGACTGGTATGGTACCTATGGTTTTCTACCTATCATTATTGAAGCCGATTGGGAAAACAATCTTCCACGTATCCGTGTAGAAAACCCACTTGGCGCATACCCAGAGTTTGACCGTTATGGTCGTGTGGTTTCTTATGCTAAACGTTATATTAAAACAATTGCTGAACTGATAACAGAGTTCCCAGAATTTGAAAGAGAAATTCTTAACGGATACAAAATGGATGAAGTTGACCTTTATTCAGAATTAGAAATGATTCGTTATGAAGATAAAAATATTATTGTTTTATATTTACCTCATAGAGGTAATCTAGTTCTTACCAGCGCTGAAAACCCAATGGGTGAAGTGATGGTACGTGTTGCTCAAAGACCTGGAGTTGATGACGAACCACGCGGTCAATTTGATGACGTGCTATGGGTTCAAATCGCTCGTGCAAGATTTGCACAGTTAGCAATGGACGCTGCAGAGAAATCAATCAACGCTCCACTTGCTGTACCAAATGATGTACAAGAATTTGCGTTTGGTCCTGATGCAATATTAAGAACTGCTCAACCGCAGAACATTCGCCGTGTAGGCTTAGAGGTTCCACCTGCTGCGTTTCAAGAAGCAGAAATCTTACAACGTGAAATGCGTATTGGTGCTCGTTACCCTGAAGGACGTTCAGGTGTTATTAACGCCAGTGTTGTAACAGGGCAAGGTGTGCAAGCACTTCTTGGCGCATTTGACACCCAAGTTAAAACTGGTCAACAAATTTTGGCAGACGTTTTTGAAGACGTTATTAAATTATGTCTCAAAATGGATGAAAAAATGTTCCCTAAAGAAAAAAGCGTTGTTGCCACATCTGGTGGTGCACGCTTTGAATTAACATATTCACCACGTAAAGATATTCGCGGTGATTACTCTGTTCAAGTACGCTACGGTTTAATGTCAGGACTTGACCCAAGCCGTGCCTTAATCTTCTCACTACAAGCACTAGGTGCTGATTTAATATCACGCGATTTTGTTATGCGTGAACTACCTTGGTCAATGAATGTTGGTGGGGAACAACAATCAATTGATATACAAAAAATGCGTGACAACTTAAATGCTTCAATGGCTGCGCTTGCTCAAGCAATACCGCAGTTATCTGCACAGGGACAAGACCCAAGTTCATTAGTTATGAACATTGCTGAAGTAATCAAAGAACGACAAAAAGGTGTACAAATCGAAGACGCTGTTAAAAAGGTTTTTGCACCAGCACCTGCTCCTGCAGCACCACAAGTTCCCCCTGCTGAGATGACTGCTCCTGCCGAGCAACCTGTCCCTGTTGCTCCAGTTGAAGCGCCTCCAGGGGGTCCTTCTGCACCAGCACCACAGGGCACACCTGATATTGGAACATTACTTTCACAACTAGCAGGTCAATAATGGCTGTAGAAAAAGTTTCTGGTACACCAACTAACATTCCTAAAGTGAATGTTAATGCACAATCTGTTGGTGCAGGTACTCTTCCTCTTACTGCTGAAACTCAAAGACCTAACGAAATGCCTGAAACAGGTATGCCTTTCGGTGAAGGTCCTGGTCCTGCAGATATTGGTTTAAACCTTGGAACAGGTGATGTTGATTCGCCACAAAAACAAGATTTGCAAAAACTATCTAACTACTTACCAATGATTGAACGTGCAGCAAATTCGGAAGATGCACCAGAATCGTTAAGAACGTTTGTTAAATATCTTAAAGGACAACCTGGACAGATAGCACCCACACAGGAACCAATATCACCTTCACAGGAGATGTAAATGGAAACTCCACGCTGGGCTAATAATTTTGGAAAATATTTAAAAGCACTAGGCAACGACAATGCAGGACTTGGTTGGGGACTTGTGCATATACCTTCATTAAGTGATGAAGACCACGACGAAATCATAAGAATTATAACAACGGAATATAATCAATGAGTTTAATTTCAGATTGGGCAGTCAACACTGCGCGTGGAGTAGGTAATGCTTTTACCACCTATTACAATAAGGTTTCAAAACCTATTGGTCGTAGCATCAGCACAGGTTTACTGTTAACTGATAAAGATAATCCTCTTTATAAAGACGGTTTTCAACTATCTGATGTTGGTGAAACTTACAGACAGTACGCTAAGGACATAAGCCCAGGACAGGCTTTTATTTCTGGTTCTTCTGTTGGTGATATTCTTTTTGCCCCAATTAAACTTGCATCAAAAACTTCCCAGTTAGTAACTGGTAAAGATTCTGGTCCTACTATGTTCCAGGGTTCTTTTGATATTTATGATGCCGCACAACGTAAAAAGGCTTTCTCTGATGAAATGTCTGGAAGACTACTTTCAGGTTTAACAGATATTGCTGTAACTTGGTATACTGACCCACTTGCTAAACTTGGTAAAGTAGCAAAAGTTGCTCGTGGTGGCGGTAAAATACTTGGTAAAGAATTTCAAGGTGTACTAGACCCTAAACTTGGTTTAAAAACTGATTTTGCCAGTGAAGGTTGGGACACATTTTTAAGATACGCTGTACAAGATACCACAGATTTTTCTAAACTTATAACACATCGTATTTCTCAAAAGTCTTCTAACCCAGAACTTCTTTCTTCTGTGTTAAGTGATATCAATGTGTCACAATTTAACACCCCTGAACTTATTGCAAAATATGGTTCTGCTGAAGAAGCAGCCGTTGAAGTTGCTAGAACAGTTATGCGAGCAGCAACTGGTGACAAGGCAGCAAAAGAATTAATATGGAAAAGCCCTAACTTTGCTAAATATGGTGCTCAATTAGATAGAGCAACAGGTGAGTTAGACCTTTTAAATATTCAAATGAAATCAGTTGTTGAGGCTGGTGGCGATGTTAACGCTTGGCTTGCTAAAAATCAAAACATTAAACTTAAACTTGAAAAAGAAATTGAATCACTTGCACTAGAAGACCCAAAAATTCGTAACGCAATTAACTTAACTTATAACGAAATACTTGGAACTGGTGCATCAAAGTTCTCTTCAATAGAGAAACGTCGTGCTATACGTGCTGAGAATCGTAGCAATATACTTGTTCAAGATTTTCCAGCAAAAGGACCTAATGGTCTTGGTATGAAAGTTGTTAGTTTTGCTAGAAGTGAGGTTCCTTCAGGTTGGATAAAAACTAAAGGTGTTGATTCAACTGGTTCTTCTGGCGAAATAGTTGCTTGGATGAACAGTATTTCTGCTTGGAAAGGCGTAGAGGGAGCAAATAAAAAACGTCTTTTGTTAAAAAAATATGGTGACGCTGCTGATGATTTAACACGCCAAGAAGCCGTTGATGCTATCGAAAAAGAAGCATTAAGAGACATTGGTGAAAAATACGGTTTAAATGTTAAGTTAACAGAGGCAGAAAAAGCACAATTTTTACGTGACCTTCCAGGTGTTTCTGCAGATAATGTTAAAACACACGCTGATGTTGTTTATTACACAACTGCAAAAAAACGTCGTGAACTTATAGATATCATTAAACAAGGTGGTAAAACAGGTTTCGTTGTTGAAGACCAGTTAGTTATTCCTACTAGGCAGTTATCTTCACAACTTGCTACTGGTATTCCAATGATTGATGCTAAAGCATTTGAAAGAATTGCTAAGCAACATTTTAAAAATGGTGGAACAAGTTTAGGTATTCTTTCAAGGGTTTCAACAGGTTACGATATGTTTAACTATATTTGGAAACCATCTGTTCTTTTACGTTTAGGTTACACTGTTCGTAACGTAACTGAAGGTTCTTTGCGTGCTATGGCTTACCTTGGTTCAGCAAGTGAATATTTAAAATATGTTGGATTAAGTTTTAGAGATACCATTAAAGACGTTAGATATAGACATATTACTGAAAAAGCATTGTTTCGCCAAGCAAGTAAAGAACAAGGTTTGGCTAAAAACTATGCTAGTTTTGCTGAATTAAAAGATATGCAATCAAGAAGTTTAATTGTTGCACGCGCAGAAGTTAATAATGTTACAAACACTTTAAATGCTGCAAAAGAAAACCTTGCTAAGGCTACTTTGAAGTCTCAAAAAACTGCTATCAAAAATGATATCAAAAAACTAGAAGTGGATTTAAAAAACAAATCTGCTATTGTTGATAGAATGTTTAAAGAAGCACAAGACTTTGATGCAAAGTATGCAAGAAATGTGCGTGTTAATAAATTTAGTGGCGCATACAATCACGATGGTTTGATGATTAATGATGCTTTTACTGGCGACCTTGGTTTGTATGCTAGAAACTCTTCATCTGCAGCCAAACGTACTGCTGTTGAATTACAATCACAGAACGCCATATCTAAAATTCAACTTGATGGGACTTTAACAAGTAAGGGTTTTGGTATTAAAACTAATAATAAACTTCGTACAGATTTATTAAACAGTGGACAAGATGCTAGTTCTGCTAGGGAATGGATTGCAAGGCAAGAAGTAAACGTTCAAAGTGCTTTCCCTGATGAAGCGTTGCGTAAAGAAATGTCTAAACGCGAACTTACTATGAATGAAATTCGTAATACTTTACAAGGCAGAGCCGATTTGTCACCTATTCACGGTGAAATGTTTGGTTTAGATGATGCTAAAACTGTTTGGCAAAAGTATCAAGAAATAACAGCACGTTTATTTAAACGCCTTGGTGCTTTACCTGAAGATGTTATGGTTCGCCATCCTTTATATGCTGCTGTTTACCGCAAGTCAATGAATGAATTAGTTGACCGTAAAGTTGCAGGATATGGTAAAGATGCTGTGCGAAAAGGTTTATCTAATAACGAATTTCGTAACTTAGAGCAAACTGCTCACCGTATGGCTAGAAAAGAAATGGAAGCAACTGCTTACACCATTAATAGATATGGTGGACCTACAGCGTTAATGTCTTACGTTTCCCCATTCTTTGCAGCATATTCAAATACTATGCGTACTTGGGGCAGACTTACTTACGAAAACCCAAATGTTCTTGGTCGTGCGAATCTAATATGGAGTTCACCAGACCGTGCAGGTTTTACTGAAAAAGACCCACGCAGCGGTGATACTTGGATTTCTATGCAATTAGGTGAAGTTATGCCTGATTGGTTAAAAAAATACACTGGCAATAATACCACTATGCAGTTTCCTAAAAATTCTTTGAACTTAATGTTCCAGGGTGAGCCTTGGTGGAGTCCAGGTTTTGGTCCTATCGCTCAAGTTCCTGCTTCTGTAATTGTTAAAAACAGTCCAGATATTAATGAACAATTAAGTGAACAATTTGGTTTTTATGTACCAGCACGTGGTGTGTTAGATGCTATTCTTCCACTTGGTCCAACTGAAAATACAACAGATATTATTCTTTCTTCTCAGTTAAGAAGAATGAAATCTTTAATGTTTGGAACTAAAGATAAAGATTATTTAAATCAACTTCAAGGTATTTATGCAACTGAACGTCAAAGATGGCGTGAAGGTAAAAGAGCAGATGAACCACAGTTTGATGAAATAAGACGCAAGAATGATGCAATGATGACATTGCGTTTCGTTGCTTCTTTAACTCTTCCTTTTCAACCTAGGTTTACTTCAGAATATGAACCATATATTAGAATGTGGAACAAGTATAAAGCAGAAGGTGAACTTAACGGTAAAACCCCTGCTCAAAGATTTTACGAAGATTACCCAGATTATTTCACTCTTGCCTATTCAGGTAGCAGTGCAACAACTGGTATGGATTTTACAACTAAAGCAGTTTATAATGCTAAAACTAATCGTAATTTAGTTTCAGATGTTTATCAAGATAACCCATATTTAATTCAACTTATTACCAATAATGGTCAGGTTGAGAGTGAGTTTGACCAAGCAGTTTATGTTTGGCAGATAAAGAACTCTCCTGTTCCTGGTAGTAAAGAATCGTTTCGTGGTCAGTTGGACCCTTTGTCTGAAGTTAAAAGACAAGATGTTCGTGCTGGTTGGATTGAATATAATAAACTATAATTGGGGATAAGTACCCTGAGTGGGCAGAAGATAGAATGTCTTTCACTATTGGTAAATGGAAAGAAACACTTACTGGTGTTGATAAGATTTTACAGAATGAAAAATTTATAAACAGTGTTCCTGAAGACCTTAAACCTGCTTGGGCAATGATGCAGGATTATATGGATTCAAGAGATACTTTGATGTTACAACTAGCGCAACGTAAAGAACAAGGTATGAGTGGCACTATCACTTCTGGTGAGAATGCTGATTTGCAAGAACTTTGGGATAATTACGTTACTACTTTAAAAAGAAATAATACGCAATTTTCTTCTTGGTATGACAGATTCCTTGAAGCAGACCCATTGGAGCCAATTAGATAATGACAGTTTCCCCTATGCCGCCAGCACCTGTTGCTGGTGGAAGTTTTGCTACTATGCTTCCAGATTATAATCAGATGGCTGCTGATGCTGCGGGTCAATCTGGTTATGGTAATAAAAAAATTGTTAATGGTACAGGAATTGATAAGGCTAGTTTATTAGCACAGTTTAGACGTAGTCGTGGTTCTTCTGACCAAACAGAGTATAGAAGCACTGTTGAACTTCTTAAAAGACTTGGTTTAGTTTCAGGTAAGAATCCTTCTAGGGCTTCTGTTGAAAAGGGTTATAATAATTTATTAACAGATTTTTATTTGGCTCCTGAAAAAGATTTTGGTACTTATGCAACAGCAAGATTAGGTACAGCAGCAGAACAGGGTGTTGGTACTCGTGTTACTACTTCCCGTCAACAAAGTACTTCTTCTGAGGCTGCACAGATTATTACTTCTGCTTTTAAAGATTATCTTGGTGTGCTTCCTGGTGTTAAAGAAGTTACTGCTTTTACTAAAGCGTTAAATAATTTAGAAAAGAATCTTTCAGCAAGAACTATTACTACTCGCGATGCTGCTGGTAATGCTACAACAACTACTGTTGGTGGTGTTGCTACTAAAGAAGATAGGGAAGCATTAGCGTTAGATTTTGTTGGTAAGGCTCTTGGTAAGCAAGAAGGTATTGTTAATGCTGGTCCAACTCTTAATGCTGGTTTAACTGCTATTCGTAAGTTTGCTAATGATTATGGTGTTGTTATTCCTGATGCAAGTGTTCGTGCTTATGCTATGCAGTATCTTAGAGATGGTAAACTTGATTTTATTACCGAGAAGTTAAAAAATATTTCTAAAGCAACTTATCCTGGTCTTGCGCAATATATTGACCAGGGTTTAGCGCCTAAAGAAATTGCTTCACAGTATCTTGCTAAGAAAGCGCAAATTCTTGAGGTTCCTATTGAGTCTTTAAATGTTTTTGATAAAGATATTGCTCGTGCAATTAGTGGTCAAACTTTAGAAACTTTAGGGGATTTTGAAAACAGGATGCGTCAAAGTCCATTATGGCAATACACAAAAAATGCTGCTCAAACTGCTGCTAATTTTGCTAATAATATTCTTTCTAAATTTGGGATGGTATAAATGGCTACTGGCGACAGTCGTTCAAAACAATCAGGTACCACTAGACCTTCAGGTACTACTGCTAAAGCACAAACTAAATCTCCTATTGGTCCTGGTTCTGGATATTTGCAACCTAAAACAACTACCCAAAAAACACCATTTGACCCTAAGAGTTTAACTAAATCTAATAAACAAATTGTAGAAACAATTAAAAATCGTGGCACAACTGTTACAGATACAAGTAAAGGCACTGGTAAAGATACTGGTAAAGATAAAGGTATTGCACCGTTAACTTTTACAGATACCGATAACGGCGATGGAACAATCACTAGAAGATACAGTGATGGCACTGTAGAAATTATTGCTGGTGGTCGTGGTGCTGGACAAGGTACTGACCCTGCAACTGCTGAACTTTTAAGAAGAGATGAAGCAAATCGTAAGAGCGCTTTTAAAGTACTTGAAGATACTTTTAATAGTTATGGTTTAGGTTCACTTGTTCCTGTTGTTAGAACTTTTATGGAACAAGGTTTATCTGATGATGAAGCAGTTATTCAACTTCGTCAAACCCCAGAATACAAACAAAGATTTTTAGGCAACGAAGGTCGTAGAGCAAAAGGTTTATACGCTTACTCTGAGGCACAATATTTAGAAGCAGAGCAAACTTATCGTGACCTTCTTGCACAATCAGGTTTAGAAACATTAGCAACTGCTGATACTTTTTCTAAACTTATCGGTGGTGCTGTTTCACCTGCTGAAACCCAAGACCGTATCCAAAATGTGTTTAATAGAATCGATAACGCTGACCCACAACTTCGTGAACAAATCGGTGGCTACTTAACAGGTTATGGTATTAGTGACCCTAATCTTCAACGTACACAATTAGCATCTGCTTTGTTAATGGGTGGAACGTCAGCCCAAGACCTTGTTCGCAATATTGAGAAAGCACAGATTAAAACTGCTGCATTAACTTCAGGTGTTGCTATTGGTGAAGAAAATATTTCAAGTTTGCAAAAACAATTAGAGACAGCAAAAACTTACGATGTGTATGGTACATCTAAAAAGGCTTTTGGTGAACTTGCTCAAACAATGCCAACTACTCAAAAACTTTCACAAATCTACGGTGACCAAACACCTGGTCTTGCTGAAGAACTTCAACAAGAAGCGTTCTTTGGTTTACAGTCACAACGTCGTAAAAAACTTCAAGAGAAAGAGAAAGCCACATTTGGTGGACAATCAGGTACTTCAACTGTTTCTCTAGCGCAGCGAACAACGGGCGCAATTTAGACCCTCAGTAGGACCGACCAGCCCCTACGAGAGTAACAAGACTGGTAGCAAGAGCCATTCTAATTCCCCCCAGATTTAGCGTGAGGCTTGCGACTAACAACAATAGAATGGGAGCGTTGCGATGAGCAACAATTATCAAGAATGGGATGATGAAGACGAGGACTTAGAGTTGGAAGATTCTAGGCAACGTCAAGGTTCTGACAGCGATTTGCTAAAGCAACTTCGTAAGGAACTAAAAACTAAGACAAAAATTCTTTCCGAAATGGAAACACAATTGTCTAGTATTAAATCCGAACAAC